GGCTGCTATCATGGTCTTACCCATGCTACATGGTGCTGCCAGCAAGGGTCGCATTTTACCTTTGCGTAAAGACTGCCTCAGAGCTTCTACCGCAACCTCTTGGTGTGGTCTAAGCTCTATCATCAGCAGTCACCGCCTTGCTAGGTTTTGTTGGTTTCCAAAGGGAAGCTAAGACTTGGTTCAATCTTAGGCAATCGTCACAAAACATCGTATCTTTGAGCGACCTGACCCACTTGGGACAGCCCTCACAGCGCATAATGTTTGTAGTCATTTGACCTCCACTATGGTGATTTGCTCTTCCAGATTGTCACGAGCCACCTGCTCAGCTTCTGACTGCAAGAGAGAAGACTTGGATTCATTCCAGAGTCTTAACTGGATTTGAGCCGCCTCAGCTACCACATGGTCGTCTATGTACCATCCACGGAATTTCTCTATGCCTGCCTTGTCCTTGGCACAGTAGCCAAACCTTTCACCGTTACGAGCTAAACTAAACATTAAAAGTCCTCCCTTCGAACACCGTTATAATCATACATATCCAACACAGGAACATCGTGCAGGTCTGTGTAGCGATTCCATATCTTAGAATCTAAGTCCTCCATAATGTCGCGCTTGGCTATGTCAAAGTAATGCGAATACTTGATAAAGAAGTCATCGTGGCTCATCTTGCCAGCAAATGCTTTAGCCATGTCTACATGGAAGGATTCCCAGACAGTAGCAGGGCTTTCATTAAACATAAACTCTTGCAGGTCGTGGGGGCTTTCTTCAGTCCATGCAATGACCATCTCATTAGCGGCTGCGTCTGTCGCTTCTACGCAGCGGTTCTTAGGGTCTACCAAGTCTTCTAAGTTAGCGTCAATCGCGTCAATTAAGCTCATGTTACTCTCCACAAGTAATTTTAAGGTTTTTGAAGTCAGGCCAGCCGAACTCGCCACTGGTTTCTTTAAACAGGCACACCATCTCTGTGTACTCAGCAGAGGCGCGTTCAGCCTCTTGACGGTCGAACTTGCCAGCGAAGCTCATGCCAGCAATGGTAATGATTAAAGCAGCGATTAAAGTTAATTCTTTCATGTCATTCTCCTGTTGTTGGGAGAATAATGCCTCAACCATATATCAACGTCAACAGTCTAAGTTTACTTTATCATGAATTGTTTCCACAAATGTTTCCCTGCCAATCGCTTTTTCCACTGCATGGCACTCTGGGCAGTACCAGCACACTCTGTATTTAACCATCGCTCCATCTGTTACTCGCTCTTGAAAGCCTATGACTTCACCTAGTGTGTCACCACAAAGGCAGGGCTTCTCAGATAAGTTATCCATTTGATTTCCTTCAAGTTTTTTCTGCTGACACGAATTTTAGGCGCAACGGCCCTTTTTCCCCCGCAAATCACCCAGAGCCTTATACACCCTGACACTTGCGTCCGCCGTAGCGAAAGTCCTAAGACTTGGTACTCAATAAAACGCCCACCTGAGTGAGTCGCTTCCCCCTGACTTGACGCTTCACAGCGTGGAACAGTCAGCCACTATTGTATAAGTATCTCACCAGCGGTTCGTGGCAGTATCTTGCGATTTTGCGGTTGCCTGTTGTCAAGGGCCGAGACAGAGCAGGACATTGGTGCTGGTTTAATCTCCCATTTCTGGGGCTGCATTAAAGGCGACAGCTTGCATTAGCCAGAGTACGTCAGGCTTTGCCACACGGTCGGGGACTAGATATAGGGGAAAGGGATTGTGACAAACACTATATATTGTGTATACTTGGCTTGTCGGGTTTCTAACTTTCCTTAGCTAGTCGGGATTTAGGGCTGTCAACCCACCGACTCTTTGATGTTATTCTCCTTTGTAAGAAATTGCAAGCCCCTCTCCACAAGGGGCTTTTTTTTCCTGTCAAAAATTGCAGTTGAAATAAAAAAGTTTCAGCTAGTAATTACGATTCCCCCAGTAGTAATTACGATTGACTACGACAAAACCCACAAATTCACGGCTAGATTTGTCGTGGTATTTGTGGAAAATCACAATTGTAAATAAAAACAGTTGACCAATGTCTACAGCAGCAGTAGACTGTCTGTGCATTATCTAAAGGAGATTAATATGCAAACATCAGAAAACATCAACGATTTGGCTACGGCTTTAGCTACAGCTCAATCTCAAATTGTCCCTCCAGAAAAAAATTGCACCGGAGCTAGAGGCTCTAAATACGCTGATTTAGCCAATGTCATCAAGGCTGTTATTGGGCCGTTAAACCAAAATGGCATTAGCTTTACTCAAATGCCTTTTAGCCAAAACAATATTGTAGGCGTAACTACAAGGTTGATGCACTCATCAGGACAATGGCTAGAAGCATCGTTAAGCATTCCTGTAGCTAAAGCGCATCCTTGGGAATACGGCAGCAACATTACCTATTGCCGCAGATACACTTTAGCCTCTGTATGTGGTTGTGCCGCAGACGATGACACTGACGGAATGACTGACGGTGTGGCAGAACTAGATAACCGTATTACAGCACAGCAAGCAATTTCCTTAGAAGCCATGCTTGAGCTAAACAATTATCCATTGGAACAAGTGTTAGCCAAGAAAAATATCTCTGCACTTGTTGAGCTATCTGTTGCTGACTATAAGCAAATGGTAACGGCTATGACTAAAGCTAAGGAGAAGAAAGAATGATTCAGGGTAGCGAAGAATGGCTTAAAGCCAGATGCTCAGTCGTTACAGCAAGCAATTTCTCTAAAGTCTTTACCACGGCTGGTAAATTATCTACTAGCCGTGAGGGTCTTATCAATCAGCTAATCGCTGAAAAACTCACAGGCAAGCCAACGGAGACATTCAAGTCTGCTGCGATGGAGCGTGGAAACGAGCTGGAAGATACAGCTCGGATGATTGTAGAAATGGAACTAAGCATCAGTATTGAAGAAGTTGGCCTAATTAAAATGAAAGATCATGAGATAGGTTGCAGTCCTGATGGTTTGTTTGATGATGGTAAATGTGGGGTAGAAATAAAATGTCCTTTAGCCCACACACACTGCGCTTATCTTCGCGCTGGAAAACTGCCAAGTACCTATATTCAACAGGTGCAAGGCTCAATGCTCGTGTTGGGGATTGATACTTACATTTTTGCTTCTTATCACCCTGAGATGAAACCGCTCATTATTGAGGTCAAACGCGATAATAAGCTCTTGGAACTGGCAGAGCCTCTACTCATAGAGACTGCTGATATTATTAAATCTGAAACTGAACGATTGAGGAAAGAAGAATGACATACACACAAGTAATTGATTTTGCGCTTTGGAAGAACGACAAGCCTAAGTCTGAAAGGTCACCACAGATGACTGGTAAGGCTTCGTTTACCTGCCCTAACTGCAAAGTGGTAACAGAGAATATCTCTACCACTGCGTTTACTAATAAGCCCGATGGTTCTAACAAGCCGTTAATCAAAGGCTCTGGCTCGATCAACACTGACAGCCCAGTTGACACAGTGCCTGTAGCTGCTGCGCCTTTTGATGACTTTGATTCGGATCTGCCCTTCTGAGGTACTTATGATTGATTTTGGGAAAGCATTAAGAGCTGCCCAAGAGGAGCAAGGCGTAACGTCGGTAGAACTGGCGAAGCGCTTTGCTATTCATAAGCAGCAAGTCTCCAGATGGAGATACCAACAGGACGCTAGTTTGTCTTTAATCTCTAAACTTGCAAAGGAACTCGAAGTAGATGAATTAGAGTTTATTGCCAAGGGGCTACCATGATGGTATTTCAGACAGCAACAGATGCGATTGAAGAAGCAGTCTTCTGTGCGGATTCTGAGCATATCCCTTACGTTATCGTGTTTGATGACAAAGGCTTTGGGGTATGTCCATACGACGAGGTTGAGGATATATCCTTAGTGATGGAATATATCAACGGCACTTATCTATGAGGCCAAGACACTACGCAGCAGAGATACTGGCACTTAAGACCAGAGAAGAAAGGAGGGAGGCGCTGTCAAAAGTGCCTCCTGACTACCAAGAACGTGTCAAACTTTATGTGGAGAATGAATTTGAGCGAAGGAAATACACTCGCAGACCTTGAGAGAGTTACTCAAGAGTTTGCCCAAGCAGAAGCTGAACGCCAGTACCTAATGGAGTTCCGCAAGTCTAAGAAAGCTATCCTTATGGCAGAAGCAGAACGATCAGAGCATTCTATGCCGATTGCCAAACAGGAAAGATATGCGTACTCTCATCCTGAGTACCTTGAGTTATTGGAAGGATTAAAAGTCGCAATAGAAAAAGCGGTTTTA